AAAAAGTTTCCCAGTCTGCACTAGAATAGTTAGAAGGAAAAGAATAGGTGTTCACACCAGCAGTCAAAGTCTGTGTGTAATTAACCCTTAGGAAAGGCCACTCTTGACCATCTTGTAGAATAGAACGAATGCTATTGTTTATAGCATCTTTAGCAAGAGCTTGTACGTTACGAACACTGTCAAAACCATCACCACCAGAATCCAAAGGAACCTCGTTTAATCGTCTTAGCAGTTCATTCGTAAGGGAGATGTATGTTGTCATCTTTGTATCCTGCTGTTAGGTAGGCTGAAGGGCCAGCCTCTAAGAGACCAGCCCAACAAGTTCTTCAGACCTAGGCCAAGTTGTAACGTGCTGTTACAAGGGCTTCTGGTCTCAGTATTTTTCTACCGTAGAGATGCATACCACGAACAATATCAGCAAAGCTGTCTGGGTCACGGTATGTTTCAGTCTTGTTGATCTGCTCGGCAGTAGCAACTGCAGAGTCATGACCAGCTACGATAGCACCGAAATTAGTGCTTTGGGCACTCACGTCTGTTGTATCTGCACCAGTACCAACTGAAGGCAAGTTGTTGGATACATAGACACGGAAGCCATTCCAGTTGTTGATAACCAGACCGTTACGAAGGGCACCTGAATCACCGAAGTCAGAATTCAAGAAACGTGAATCTTCGTCCATCAAGATTTCCATCAATACCGGGTCAATTACAACCCATCTACCATCTTTGTCAACAGACTTCTGGTCAAGCAAACGACCCATACGTGCAATCAACATTGTTGGAGATACGTATGCTGTTGGAAGTGCTGTTGCACCTGGAAGACGAGCAGCAACTGGGATCGAGTCACCAGCTGTACCAGCAGTTGCGATATTGCCGAAGTCTGGGCGTGACAGTTTATTAACAGCCAAGAGTTCGTCAGTACCAGCAGTTGAGTCTGCTTTGGTGCCGTTTACAGTGTCATTCACTGTGTCTGCGTTACCATGAAGAGCAGACTGTTTGTAGCCTGCAAGATAACCCAGAACTTCTTGGTCATGCTGGTCAGCCAAACGGAAAGCCGCACGGTTGGTAGCAAGATCAATAAAATTCACGTGTGAATGGGCTTCCTCGATATCGTCCATTTTAAAAGCAAAATAGTTAGCTTTATCAACGACTAACGAGAAATCAGCATCTGTAAGATCCTGTGCAGCAATGGTTGTACCTCTTGCATAAGCAGATACACTCACTTCTGGCTCTTTAATAATCTTAACAGTGTCGCCTTGGTTGGCAATCTCACCAAAATAATCACTATTGGTGATATCTCCTACAACTGTGCTCTTACGGAACGCCAGCTGAGTTTTCTTAGAATAAATGACACTTGAAAAGTTGCCATTGGGGAGGTTGGTGTAACCCCCTGCGGATGCGAAAGCCATGTGAAATCCTCCATGATGTTGGCTTTTTGAATAAAAGCTAAACACCTTAAAGAGGCTGTTACTTTTCTAGGGTGCAAATAGAGAATCAGTTGCGCAACCGATCACTACTTGGGCCTATACTTGAACAGGTGGTTCTTTATAGTTTAGACTTTTTAAAGGGAAAAGTATCAATAGAGGTAGTCCACTAGGGAGGCTCTATACAAGATACGAGTAGTTATATTGAACACTTTGTCTGTGTCAATAGTTTATCTGGCACCGCCAGACATATCATAGACAAACTTACCTTTGCGCATTGCTTCAGTAATTTCGTCCTGACGTTTCTCAAACTCCTGTGTAGACATCTTGGCTACGTCAGACTCTTTAATCTGTCCTTGCAACCCTTTTGCATCAATAGAAGTACGAGATCCTTTGGTAACAGTAGATGCAGCAGCTTTCTTAGATTGTGTTCTGGCTGCTGGTGTCATACCGTTATCAACTTTGTAAAGATCAATAACACGAATTACAGACGCAGGGTCATCCATGTTCTCATACAGAGCATCTTTAACCCACTTAGGCTGTTCGTCAGCCCAATCGTGGAAGCTCTCTGAGGATCTTAATTCATCGAAGTCATCATGTGTCTTACGGATCTGGTTCTCAGCCTTTATCCGTAGAGCTTCATTATGAGCTTCATCTAACTCTGATAAACGTGACTCAGCTTTACTAAATAGTTCTTTAGCTTTCTTAGCTGCGATTGTTTCAACAATACCTGCTACGTCTGGGTATTCCTTAGCCCAAGCATCAATGTCATCATCAGACTTAGGAGGGACGATATTAGAACGTTTAGTCTTAGTAGTCAGAGCTTCTAACTTTTCGTTAAACTCTTTCTCTTTTTCCTGCATGTGCCTGCGTAGGTCACCGTAACGTTTCTTAAAGGATTTCTCCTCAGCACTCAGGTTAGAGTCATCTTCTTGTGTTTCGGATGCCTCTTGGGTTTCTTCTTGTTGGGTATCGTCAGTGGCCTGTACCGAGGTGTCCTCAGTATCTTCGCCACCGGATTCACTTTCAGTAACTTCTTCACCACGAGCTTCTGCCTCAAGACGAGCAATCTCTGCTTCTTCCTGCTCCAGTCTCTTTTGTTTACGGGAGTGGTTGGAACCACGTTGAACGAAACCTGCAGACTTAGGAGATTCCATTGTTGCCATATTAGCCATACTATTTTCCTTATGTTGGGGCCAGCATTATTGCTGGGTAGCCTTATTATTTTATGGTACTTATTTCTTCTTTTTCTTTTGGGCCATCAGGCCACCTTTGTTAGACGATATAGTTTCTGGGCGCATTCTAGGTTTTACACCACCTGTTGCTTCAAACTCATCTGAGTCCGTAATAATATTAACATCTGTACCATCATCTGTTTCAACTTTTTCGATGCCCCCTATGCCTTCCATCCAAGCAAAAGGATCACCATCATCTTGTTTATAACTTTCTGATTCGGGATCGTAGGTCTGACCAGGTGGGGCGTTTACCTGCATTTTGTTAAAGCTTATCTCCTCAGGAGTGTAAGTAATTCTGCCTGTTTTAGGGTCTCTTATACCTTTTTTGAGACCCTTACGTTCAATAACATCGTCTGCTTTCTTATTGCTATCGCCTCTAATGTCATCAAAGAAGTCTACAATGGCTGGTTGTTGAGCCATGAAAGTTTTAATCTTCCCATCAATAGCCTTAGCCTCTTCGTCCATACCTTGAGCACGAGCAAGTTCTGCTGCAGCCCTAAGGTTAGACACTTGGCTTAGAGCTTGAATACCTAATCCTGCTCCTACTGCTGCAACACCAATGGGACCAGCAAGGGCAGAAAGACCTTGAAGTACACTCGTTTTTCCTCTACCCATTTGACCTTCAATAACACTATTTGCATAGGCCATTGGGTCAGACCAGTCTACTTCTGCACCCCAGTCTTTAGGGTCTTCCCTCTCACCTGGTTCAGGGAAGTCTGGCTTATCGTCTTTACTACTACCTGCCTGAGCCTGAGCTTTCTTTAGGGCAGAAGAGCCTTGTTCATAATAAGGAGGTTGAGTAAACTTTTCCATTGCTGGGTTCTTAAGTTTACCGTCAACAAACTCTACAATCTGTGTGCTTCCATCAACAGAACTAATAAATGTTTTAAAGGATGTTATACTGTCTTGTTGTGCTTGCTGACCCTGATTATTAAAAGTAGAACCACCAACTACGGAAAAAGCTGAAGGATCAAAGGTAGAAGATGGGGTAGGAGTACCTGCTAGTCCAGCCTGATTAAACCCTTGCATCATACCGCCTTGATTGGCTTGTACTGGTGCTTGACCCATGTTCTGCTGTACTTGTTGAGGAGACAGTGGCTCTCCACCAATTCTACCATTCTGTTCCATACCCTGCAAGCCTGACTTTGCTTTGTTACGGAGATCCTCAAAGAAGTTCACTCCGTAGAAACGAAGAACATCAGCAGGTACTACGTACTCACCTTCAGACAGCATAGCAGGAATATCATCTCTGACTTCTTTAGCCATAGAACCAGGGGGTATTTCATTACCAGAAACAGGATCTTTCTTCATGCCATCGTCTTTGATGCCACCTTGCGTCATGAAGGCCATTTCCATCTGATTGTTCATTACTTCCCCGCCTTGATTAAAACCCATTTTAGATAGTGTTCTTTTTATCCAACCTCTTTTTTCCGTTGGTAGGGGTTCACCCCTAGCTTCAAGCATATCCTCAGCTGCTTCAAAGATCCCCATATAACCCGGTAGGTTCTGTTCAAAGAATAACTTAGTACTTGCATCGGCATCATTTACTCTGCCTTCTTCCAGATTCTTCCTTAATTGAACTCTGTCTGTCCTTGCCTCATAATCTGATACAGCAGTCCTAGTGGCGTCCATTTTACCTAACGCAGTTCCAGCAGCAGGTATTAAGTTTCCGTATATATCTACTTCATTATCCTTGGAAACATCATCCAACATTTCAGTAAGTTTTTCATTTGGACCTTTACCTGGATCATGGTCGATACGTATTACATCTAAAAGTTTAACCGTGTCTTCCCCATACTTTTTCGTAAAAAACTCTCTGTCTTCGTCTAGGTACTCTATTACTCTTTCTAGACCACCGTGAGTGTATTCGTGGGACCACACAGGGTTTTTGGCTGTGTTTGAATTTAAAACAGAAGAGCCAGGTTTAACCCTACCTACGATGTCTGTGTATTCTGCACCACTAGCTGCTATACCTAAAGTTCTGTCAATGTACTCTTGTGAACTTTTTTCAGGGTATCTAATACCTTCGTAAATAAGTGGACTATTATATTTAGGTCTACCTACAACAGATTTATCTGGTGCAAAGCCAACTCTAGCTAGTGGATTCCAACTTAATTGGTCTTCCATATCAGAACGAAACTCTAAGTTTCCGAACTGGCGCATCTCATCTTCTATGCGAACTTGTTCCCTGCTCTTAGGGCGTAGGGACTTTTTAGGGGCTTTTGGTCTAGCCTTTGGACGGATAGATTTTTTAACCATTTACTTTTTCCCTGAGGTACTTAAGTTTATTTAAACAAGCTGCTTGACCTTGCAGCCTATATAGATCTTCTATAGCAGCTGCCTGTTCCATCTGCCTGTGTACTTCATTTAGCCTAGAGTTAATCTCTGCAAGGAATGACTCCCAGAGATCCTTGTTGTTCACTAAAGGTTTTAGATTATCCATTACTGAGCTGGGCCTTGTCCTGTATTAGCTGAGAAACCAGGCTCACCAGGCGTAGGAGCCGTTCCTGTGCCCATTTGCCCTCCACCGGACCCTTGGGTATCCTGAACCTGTACCCCTGCTGGAGCACCCTGAGGACCGCCCTGAGGAGGTGCTGGAGGTGGTGGGTTCTCAGCTTGGAACTTCTTGAGGATCTCAGCCTGAATTGCTGCATCTGTCATAGAGTTTGCTACCTTATCAGGATCAAGATCCATAGAGCTTGCAATCTCACGGATAATATAATCCATTTTAGCAAAAGGAGCAAGAGCTGGGTTCTGTACAACACCCAAGAATTGCATCAATCTCTGGCTACGTACTTCGTTAGCCATCAGGGACTGGGTACCCTCAGCCTTAACTTCTAGGTCACCCTTAATCTCAGGATCGAAGTCAAACTGCATGTTGAAGCTAAAGAAGGCTTTACCCAAAGGTGACAGCAGATAGTCATCAATGTTCTTGACCACTGTACGGATAGATCCGTTAGCAGCAGACATGAGCATAGAGATACCAGAGGCTGTACGACCCACACCACTGACACCTGTCTGACCGTGTGCAAAGGATGGGAAACCAGTGGACTCATCAGCAAGGACACGAGCCTTGTCAAACATCTGCATGTTCTCGTTGCTGACGTTTGGGAACTTGGTTCCGAAGATGCTCTGTCCTGGTGCACCCCCTTGTCTTCTAAAGACTTTTCCCGGGTACACAGATAAATCTTGACCTGGTACAAGGTTTGTTTCATCTACTTCAATGAGCAAGTTTCCAGACAGTGCAGCATTGTCTACACTCATCCTCATAAATCCATTCATTAGTGTTTGTGTATCATCCATATTCTCAGCAATACCGATACCAAAGAGAGAGTATGGGTTCACTTCAAAAGGAACTGCGTAGTAAGGAAGTATGGCAGGTGTAAAAGGGTTCATCACAAGACGTAGAACTTCGCCATTACAAATCCAAATGTTGACAGCAAGTTGTTCCTGATCCTTCAACTCTTTCGGGATTTCAATATCGTGATCTTCTAGAATGTCGGTATCAACGTAGCCCCAGAACTCAAGAACGTTAAATCTTTCAGACTTAGTTTCCTGATCCGCATCCTCCATAGCTTGTTCCCACCACTCTTTATTGTAGGACTCACCAATATCAAGGGCTGTATCAATAGAGTTAGAACGGAAAAAGGGTCTTCTCTTTAGTGCTCTCATCTGAGAACGAGACATCTTATGCCGTTCAATGACGTACTCAGCTTCATCCATGTTGTTAGCATCTGGATCAGGGTAGAAGTTCCAGATAGAAACAGAGGACGTTTGAGGAATAGTCTTAAAGACTGGATCGTATTTTCCGTCATCATCCCAATTTGGGTACTCTTTATCAAGAGCAAATGGACCTTTCATAACACCAGTACCAAACAAGGCACACTCAAAGGCTGTGGTACGTAGTTGCTTCTTGGCGTTAGACTCTTCTAGTTGATCATGGATCTTCTTTTCCATTTTCTTAGAGGCTACAAGAGCTGGGTGAAAGGTAACCTGAGATGGTGTTGTACCTGGACCCTCTTTAAGGTCATCCATAACAGGAGCAAGTTTAGCCTTCATACCACTCAGACGTTCACTGAGATCAATGACAGTCTCACCCGGTCTTAGTTTTGTGTCTTCAGGAGTAAGCTCTGGGCCACCACCTGTAGCCTCTTTAATTTGAGGGTTGGACTCAAAGTGTACTGACTCAGCTACACCATCAGGAAGTGTAGTAGGATTAATAGAAATAGGGAACTTATGGGAACCAAAGAGAACGTCTACGATCTGACCATAAGCAGCAAGAACTTTAGTCTTCGTCACCTTAACAAAGATCTTACTCTTCTCAGTAGAAGTAAACTGAACATCTGGTCCGTAGATACCACGATAGTTTTGATATCCTTTGATCCACCTCTGTTCATCAGAGTAACGTGCTTTTTCAGCCTTAGAAAACCGTTCCTGAACAAAGTTAGTGATCGTACCTACTGTAAGATCTGGTTCACCTTCCGTAGAATCCTCAGCATAGGACGAAGACTCTTCATCAATGTAAAGCTCGTCTGATTCGTAGATGTCATCTTCTTCCATAAGTTATTCCTTAATATCCAAAAGTAGGATCAGAGGCCTGAAAGCCTGTTCGTTGTGATGCTGGGTCAAAGTCAAAGACGTTACTTCTTGGTCTAGTCTGCACACCATACCTCAGTGCATCGTAGAGGTGATCCTCTGAGTGTGTGTCTACATCCTCAGGGTTCTTCTTATCTAATGGGATGGATGGTAACTGAGAAATAATATTCCTACAATTATCAAATATAACAAGTCTTGGTTCTTCTGTAAAGTCATCAATTTGCAAACGTCTGTGTATTTCGTTCTTACCTGCTACACGAGAACCTCTGGATCTGTCTGCTGGTCTCCAACGGCAACCCTTAGTGATCATTTGCTCTGCTAGGCTGGGGCCAGTGTCCCCTCTATTATGCCAGAGGGAGGAGTCAAGAACACCATAACGGATCTTTTCCCCTTCCTCTATCTCCAAGATCATGTCAGCCAAGTCTGTCGCAAGTATTTTAGATACGTATAGCTCTCTGTAGACAACTAGCTGTTCCGACCCTGGAACCACTGCAAACCATAGGACACCTGTATAAGAGCTGTATCCGTAGTCACATGCTCTGAAACGAACCCAACTAGCTGGGATGTCATAAGGCTCTGATACATGAACCCTACGGTTAAACTCTGGAAAGGCTGCACCTTCATTAATATCCCAGTCACCTTCGAGCAACTGTCTTCTTTGGTGCTCAGGGAGGGATAAGAGGTTTGCCTCGTACATACCGTCTTCTGAGAGGTATGGGTTATCGAATAAAGTAGCTGGAATAAACTTACGTTTGAAGAGTGGTTCGTTTTCCCTGCTGTGACCAACAGGCCAACGGATCGTTTCCCCATTTTCATCTGTAGCCCAGAACGGATTATTGGGTGTACCTGGATCAATGAAGTGCTTTTTAACCCACTGGTGACCTGGGCCACCTGGGTTTGACGTTGCTCTCATGTAGAGGGGTAACCCACTTGCCTTTGTTGCCCGAAGCCGAGAACGCATGTAGGACCACGCATAGGGTGTAGGCCATTGAGTTAGCTCGTCAAATCCAATCCAGTTGAAGGCTTGGCCTTGGTATCTCATAACATCGTCATCACGATCAAGGTAAGACATCCATAGTGTAGCTCCGTTAGGAGCAACCCAAGTTTTATCTCTCTCCATAAACTTAATACCTGGGATAGCTCTTGGGTAGAGCTGTTTGGATACTGAGATAAGTTCCCGTAGTTCCTCTGTACTTCTACGTACAATAAGCATTCTGGCGTGAGGGTTACTGAAGTATCTTACAGGATCAGCTATCAGGCTGTAGCTCTTACCGCCACCAGCTGCGCCACCGTAAAGTACCTCTTGCTCAGTAGCCGCCAAGAACTTAGTTTGAGGTCCAGGATTAGGTTCAAAGATGATGTCCCTGTGGACTTCTTCAATGTCACTCTTCTGTGATTCCGGTGTCGGACCAACCGTCACCAAAGATTCTTTTGGTACCTCTACCACCGAGTCTTTGCTTTTCGATTTTCTCCGCCTTCCTTGACGCCTCTTTGTACCTTTTGGCATACTTGCGGTAGCTGGAAGAGGCACGTCTTCTCTTTTCTTCGATCCTGACACGTTTGTCTAACCCTACATGTGAGATATACCTGCCAGATTGATCACTCAGCCACTTGGCTACTTGCCTTAGACTGTAATCTTTCAGGAATAACTTTGCTTTTTCTAAAAGTTCTAATTCTTCTGGGATAGGTATTAGTAGGTCTATATCTTCTTCGTCTTGTCTGTACCCAAATGGTACATGTCTCCCTACCCGAATGATAGGATACCACTCACCGTTTTCTCCTCTGAGTGGTACCTGCCAGTCTACGTCAGTTGGGTAAGTATTCTTTGAAGCCCTTGCGGTCTTAACCTTCGGCATCTGAATCCTTAGAGGGTAGAATAAATAAAGGTTCTGTTGACTTAACCTCTACTTTGTCTGTTTTAGTGAAACCTGCTCTATCTAAGATGTCCTTAGCAGCCATCATCTTCTCTTTGACACCTAGATCAGTAGGGTCAGCCATTACACTAAACATTGTGTAAGCAGCCTTAGTAGAAGACTGAGCAATAAACTTCTTGGTTAGTTCAGCAATTTCGTCAGTCAGGGTATTAACAATACTTGTTGAAGACACAGCATCAGAGTAACCCGCAAGCTTCTTAGCTTTCACCGGATCACCCTTAGCTTCCTCAAACAGAACATTCAAGAATGTTTGCTGTTTCTCAGTTAGTGTTCTGCCCATAAACTGTACGCCTTATTTCAGTACGTGAAATACCTATATCACGTAACTCTTTGTTTGACATATTCTGAAGAATCCAGAAATCTGCTCGTCTTTGTTGAGAGTCTTGAATTGATTTTAGTGCTGAACTTGCCCATACTTTAAACATGATAGTCTCCATTTAGATTTTATATGTGGTTGAATTAACCACCGGAGACTAGTTATATAGGTTTAGTTATACCATACTACAGACAATAATGCAACCCCGTTAACCTACTGGAACAAAGGTCTCTGTTACAGTAATAATAGTGTCTAGGTGACCTGCATGTGCAGGCTGTACCTGAATCTTATCCCCTGGTTGTAGAATAAGATCAATATCAGAAAAAGTTATGTAGTCACTGTGTGCTAGACTTTTGCCATGTAAAAAGTGAGAAGTATACGAGTCAGCAGCTATATACCACTCAATGTCTACGTTAGTGCTTCCACTGGTTGCACCATTAACTAAATGGATAAAGGTAACTTCTGCTGTGCAGTTAGCTGGGCAAGTATATACAACCTCAAGGCTAGTCCCTGTGTTGTGACCATACACTGAACGCATACGTGATGGTTTGCCTTGCTTAAGTAGAGACATTACTTTTTACCTACAATCTTCTTAGCAGTCTTAACTACCCAAGCCTCATTTACCTCAGTGTCTGGATCATCAGCAATGAAGTGACCATTCTCGTCCCGTGCTCTTTCAAGAACAGGATCAGAAGTAGCCTTAGCCTTAGGTTTTGTTTTCTTCTTTGGTTTGTCTTGACCTGCCAAGAAGTCTAGGACAGCAGCATCTTTAGTCTGCCACTCCCCATAGACTTTCTCAGCTAAGACATCACCACGAGGGCTTAGAACTCTATCACCTTCAAGTTTAAACATGATTAGTACTTACCCTCTACGCCAAACTTCTTCTTGTGTTGAGCAATAGACTCTTCCTTATAACGAGTCGTGTACTTCTTATTTTTCCACTTAAAAGTAGCCTTTCCAGCCTTACGGTTTCTAGCAAAAGCTTTACCGAAAGACTCGTTAGTAGCTGGTCCTGCTGCTGGGCGTTTCTGAGGTCTAGGTGACTTCTTAGGTGCTGTCTTAGTAGGAGCATCCTTCTTAGTTTCTGCCGCCTTCTTGTTTGCATCACTTTGTTTCTGTGTTGTCTTCTTCAAAGGTGGCTTCTTCAAAGGTGGCTTCTTATCATCAGAAGGAGCAACCACTACCTCAGGTGCAGCTGTGTCGAGAGTACCGAGTTTTAGACTTGGGCCTCGCATAGCACTAGGGTTCATACCGACAATACGATCACCACTTGGACGGCTAGGGGCATTCTTATTTGGTGTGATGTCTTTCATAGGGCGAGAAGGACCAGAGCTATTTGAACCAGAGTTTGATGTCTTAGGTTTTCCTACACTTGTACTAGGTTTAGGTCTTGCAGATGTTGAAGGTACATTAGGCTTAGAGCCAGCTCCTGAAGAAGAAGGTCTATTAGGTGATGTACGAGTCGATGCTGGAGAGTTGTTAGCACGGGCAACTGGTGGTTTTGATCCACCTGAAGGAACTCTTGGTTTTGCTGGTTGAGCAACCCTTGTCTGTTTTAAAACATTTGCTACATTACTCACTGTAACATTTTTAGGAGGGCTTTTAAGCTTATCAACTTGTTTTTTAGTAAGCTTTTTAGCACCTCTCTTAACTAAGAGTTCAAGTACTTTTTTTGATATAACACGGAGTGCTGCTCCGCCTAACATTAAAACGACTGGTGCTGGCATTGTATTTAACCCTTATATGATGCGCCACATTTTGCCATGCCGCCTTTGCTATAGCCTGTTTTAGTCATACCACCTTTTTTGTAGCCCATTTTCTTAGCTACTTTAGGTGCTGCTTTCTTAAGAGCTTTCATACCAGCATTCATTGGTTTCTTAGCCATCATGGTTTAATCCTCTTCTTTCATCTCAATATCTGTTGTGTCCCAAGCTTGACAGGACTTTTCTTGACTACATAGAAAATTGAACTTAGTGCAAGCACCTAGTCCAGCCTTCGCCTTTAAAGATTTTAAGGTACGAGCACGATTATCAAAGTACTGACAATTACCACAGGTCTTAAGTTCTGCTACTTTAACAGGCTTATCCCATGCTTCTGCAAGCTCTTTTGCTGTAGCACCGTACAGCCAGTACTTCTCAGCACGTTCTTTGTTCTTTGGGTCTACCTCAGGTACTTCCCCAACCATTAAGCCGATGCTCATCATTTCTTAGTCCTATACTTAGCTGTCTTCTTAGCAATCTTCTTGGGCTGTGCAACAAACTGCTTACCTGCTTTAGTGCCCTTACGTTTAGCTGCACTTGTAGCTGCGTATTCTGCTGGAGATAAAGCAGCCCTAGCTTTCTTAGGGAGGTATCTTTCCCCAGTAGCCTTTGCACCTTGGGTAGAGGGTTTACCTGATTTGGTACCCCACTTCTCTTTACCCCATTTCTTCAAGCTTTTTTGAGACTTAGATAAGGCCATTTAACAACAATCACAACCACATTTACATCTACGATTAATAATAGCTTTAGCTAATCTTTTCAAGTAACCCATCATGACTTATAACCTCCGCCTTTGGCTTTGTATTGTTTTGCTACCATCTGAGCTTTACGTGCTGACCACTGCCCAGGTTTACCACCTTTAGAGCCTGCCTTAACACTGGCTACAAGGTTCTTACGCATTGTTGGTTTAGTGTAGTTACCTGCTGCATTAACAGTACCCCCCTTAGCCATACCCGTGCTGCTCTTCTTAGCCTTAGCTGCTTCGCCTTGTTTAA